CTACTATTATATTTCGAAATGTGTGTATATATTTTGCTACAAATGCTTGTACATCACCTTCATGAACTTCATTAATTGGAATTGCACTAAATACAGCTATATCTGCATTCAATCGTATTAATCCTGTGAATAATGATGAAAATAAACAATTTCCGTCTGGGTCGATTTTTAATACGTGTATAATTTTAGGCACACATTCTTCTGGTTTTTTTTCTTCATGTATTAATGCGTTAGCTAAAACAAGGGAGGTTTCGAGACCAGTTTCGGGACTAGCAGTAGGTATTATTGCGGCATCAGCAGCAGCAGCAGGTATTATTGAGGCATCAGCAGCAGCAGGTATTATTGCGGCTTCAGCAGCAGGAGGTTTTATAAGGTCAAGTTTAGTAGCATCATCCTCTTTACTATAAGTTGGGCTTAAATGTATAATAACAGGTAAATGATCAGATGTTGGTATAGTTAAAGTTGGAGCATCAATTTTTATTACTTTTAAACTAGAATTAACTAGTATATAATCTCCGATGAGCTCATATTTATTTTCAGAAGACTGATCAAAATTTAAACTGCAACATGTGAGCGGGGGCTCTTCCTCTAATTTTACTACTAAATCTTTTAGGCTATCTATAGATGACTTACTAAATGGTTTAAATCCATTCCAGAATTTTTTTTTATTTGCATCATTAAAATCACCAGCCACAATAATATTATTTTTTTCTTCTGTCCATGTAATAGAAAAAGGTTTTGTCTTTCTATTTTTAGTTCTTTGTTCCTTAAAATGAGCTTGAGCACTATTTATAGTTTCTTTGGTTACCTTTATATTAAAATGTTCTGAAATGTCTTCCTTATTTCCAGCTATCTTAAAAAAAGCATCCATATTTTTAGATAATTCTACCTCGAGACGTGCTTTGTCGAGTTCATCACCCTGAAAAAGATGTAAATTTATGAATATGTAATGCTCTTTGCTTTTAATATGTTCCAAATATAATACATGGTAAGGACGATTATTATAAGTATCTGCCTTTATATCAATAATTATACTAATAAAATCTGTTTTAAATGCTATAAGCCTATATTTCTTTTTATTATAAAATGTAACTAAATTAGTGTTACCAAACCTATAATGTACATAACCCATGTCTTTTAATTTAGTAGATTTTTCAAATATCTTGTCCCACTGACTTGCTTCTTGTAGAGCAACAAAATCATATTCATTTTCAAGCTCATCTATAGTAGTTTTAACATTTGTTGCGCATATATTTAGACCATCTTCAAGAGGTTTACCACAACTTCTTCCAAATTCACGCTCATCTAGTCTGCCAGGCAGACTTTGTCCATTAGCCGTGTCTTCTTTTGTTAGTTCATCTCTATGAAATCCATCCATAGCCATCCACAATATATTCCAGGATAATACTATTATAGTTTCTTCTTCGCCTTCTCCTCCTCCTTCTCCTCCTCCTTCCAGTGTTTTTAGCGTTTTTTTATTTTTATTTTTATTTTTAAAAGTTATATTTTTCTTATAGTTATTTTTATTACTTATTTTAGTCATTTAATTTATATATAAATTACATTTTAAATTACAAAAAGTTTACATATTAGTATTTATTATGCTATAAATACTAATATATTAACTCGCTTAAGCTTGCTAAAAAGAGAGATAGATTATGTTATTTTATATAATGTTATTTTATATAATGTTATTTAATGTTATGTTATGTTATATTATAAAAAGGATTTAAACATTATAGTACTTGTAAATAATATACACACTGATTTTTAGTATTTATTATGTATAATCTTTTATTATTAGTGTTATCTTATAGATTGCCTCCATTAAATAATGTTTATAAAGGATCATTTTATATTCCATTTATAGGTAATCAAAATATAGAATTTGAGAGATTGCAAGCAAATACTTCACTAGTTAGGTTACATGGACTAATAAATTGTAATGGTTATATTTATAATACTATTAATGATACTATTAATGATGATGAGCATGATGATCATGACGAGGACGACGACGAAATAACTATGAGCTATGAGTTAGATAGTTTGCTTAAAAGTATTATTCGCAAGTATACATGTACTATCGAGGCGCCATATTATAATGCATGTAATGATACTATTTTATTTGTGTTAAACATAAAATTACTTGGATTATTAAAAACTATTAAATTGTATAATAGTTTAAGCTAAAAGTTAAAAAAAAAGAAATAGCATTATAACATTATAGCATTATAGCATTATAGCATTATAATAACTATGGACTATTATGTGTGCAATTATTGGGGCAACATACCATAATTCGCCAAAAATGCTATTTAGTTTACTATCTAAATTTGCATGTAAAAAAGGAATGGCCACAAAGCTTGTTCCTAGTCCAATTATAAATTGTTTGTAGACTCTCAATTTCCTTTTATAAATATTAAAATAATGCATAGGAGTGTGAACAAACGTTAAATAACATTTACTTATTATAGGTTTTTTTAGCCATACATAGTGGAATAATGAGCTACAAGAATATTTATAAAGCTTGTTTTGTATTTTAAAGTCGTCGGCAATATGATAAATAGAAAATCCTATTAGTAGGATTGCTCGCTGAATGTAGGAACAATAATATATGCATAGTCCACTTATAAAGTTGCTTGCTAATGTTGCATATGGGCTGACAATTAGGCTGGTTGATCCATGGCCAAATGTCGGAATTAATAGCGGATATTTTATTAACATTACATATATTATAATATATATTATTATATATTATAACATATTATAACATATATTAATATATATTATTATAACATATTATAACATATATTAATATATATTATAATACATATTAATTATATATATAAAAAACAACTTAAAGACAAGCCCATAAACTATAGTTTACACAACATGTCGGCATTCTCCCCCAGAAATTTTTCCACAAGTTCATCAGGCAATTCTCTAAAATCTACCAATTTTTTATTTAGCTCATATTTTTCATAAGCATTTTCCTTTTTAAGCGCTTCTAAAAATAATTCGTTATTTTCATAATATGCTTCACATGTCTTGGGGCCGCATTTCTTAAAAATTGGATTAATATTATCCGACTTATCTCCTAGCACTATTTTATAAAACAGATTTTTTTGTGGATCGCTAAACACTTTGCTGGCTTCTTTCAAATATTTGTTTTGAAAATTCACAATTTCGGTATGCTCATCTAAAAGTTGCAAATAATCGTGGTCGTTTGCTATAATATATATTTGCGCATCCACATATTTATTGCGAATATAGTTTTTAGTAAGTGCAATAATATCATCGGCTTCCAAATTAGGAAACTGGACTACGCTATTTACACCGGCCTCATATAAAAGCTTATTGGCGTCTTGATAAATATGCTTGAAAAACAGGCCTCCGCCAAATTCGTCGCCTTTGTCACGCGTGCCTTTGTAGTCGGAATATAGTGTATTTCTCCAAATGTCTTTGCGAGGACAATCGCGCGCTGCAATTATTGTTGTCGTTTTTTTATGTATTTTTTGCTTCTTTTTAAAGCCTGCTAACGATTCACTAAATGTTTTCATAAACTTTTCTACAAACTCTTCATTTTCGTATGGATTAGTTAATGGTGTTTCTGGATTTGAGTGCCCCCACCACTGACTAATAGCAAAATATCTGTAAAATATCCAATAACTCGTATCCACTAATATAAATATTTTTGGCTCTTGTGCTTGTGCTTGCGTTTGCATTTGCGCTTTTGCCATATTATTAATGATTATAATAACTATTATAATATAATATTTATATAGTATCAATTTTTATTGTATATTTATTAATATATACAAATTATTTAAAGTTATCTAAATATGCTTATTAGACTTTATATATGAGTGTAGCATACACGTATAAAAATAATATTCTCGTTGTATGTAATATTATTAATGTGATTTATCATTTTCCTCAAATTATAAAAACATATAAAACAAAATCGGTAAAAGACTTTGACCCATATTACTTATTTTTAGGTAATCTTCATAGTTTTTGTTGGGTATTGTATAGTATTGAGGATAATAATAGTTTAATGATATTCAATAGTTGTGTTACAATGTTTTCTATTTCTTTTGTTAGTTATTATAAAATTAATTCTTACATTAGTGACTATTATAAGAAAAAACAATTAGCTAATGTAGTTGCTATTAATACAAAAATTAATGATATTAAGATCATTAGTGTTACTGACGATGATGCAATAAATAATTAGTAGCTTATATATTTAAAAATTGAATTTTTATTACAAAAATTACTATATTATATTAATAACTATTAATAAATATTATTAAATACTAATAAATATTAATATAATATGACAGCAAAACACGATTTAGGACAATATTATACAACACATATTGAACTTAAAGAAAAAGTTTTTGAATTTATATTAAATAGTCCTTCTAATATATTAGAACCCTCAATTGGTCGAGGAGACTTAATAACATTTATTAATAATAGGCTACCTAATATAACATTTGATATGTATGAAATTGATAATAATATCAACTTGTTAGATAATATAGAAAAAACTAATGTTATTTATGGAGATTTTATGACACAACATATAACAAAAACATACAAAACAATAATAGGAAATCCTCCTTATGTTAGAACTAAAAAGGGGAATTTATATATTGATTTTACAGAAAAATGTTATAATTTACTTGACATTAATGGTGAGTTAATATTTATTGTTCCGTCTGATTTTCTTAAATTAACAAGTGCTTCAAAATTATTAAATAACATGATGACACAAGGCACATTTACTCATATTTATCACCCACATAATGAAAAAATGTTTGCAAATGCGTCTATTGATGTTATTATATTTAGATATTGCAAAAATAGTTCAATTGAGAAAAAAGTGTTATATAATGATAAGCTATTATACATTACAAACAGCAACGGATTAATTACTTTTGATGAAAAACTAAATAGTAATAGTGTTTTATTTCAAGACTATTTCGATATTTATGTTGGTCTTGTTAGTGGAAAAGAAGAAGTTTATAAAAATGAAGAACTCGGCAATATTGAACTATTAAATGGACATAATAAAGTTGAAAAATATATTTATATTGAAAATTATCCTTGTGAAGATGTCAAAATTAATGATTATTTATTACAGCACAAAAACGAGCTTATTATGCGAGGAATACGAAAATTTACTGAAAAGAACTGGTTTGAATGGGGAGCACCAAGAAATATTGATGCTATAAATAGTAATAAAACTAAAGATTGTATTTATATTTACAATTTAACGCGAAAATCTGATGTCTCATTTTTAGGTAAAGTTAGTTATTTTGGTGGTGGATTAATAATGCTTAAACCGAAAAAAATGTGCGATTTAAATAAGATTGTAGCATATATAAATAGTAATACTTTCAAAGCTAATTTTATGTTTTCTGGAAGATTTAAAATAGGCCATAGACAAATATGTAATTCATATATTCCAAATGACTGTTTATAAGTTTAAAGTTCTTATATTTGACATAAACTTTTCCTTCCAACTAGGTTTAGGTTTTTGTAAGCAATCAATGAATTGTTTTATTTTTTTAACTATGTTTTCATATTTATAGGTCCTATTATTATTCCAACAAACTTGAAATGGCAAATTATTTATATTTGGTGTTAATAGTGTCAATCCTTTTACACTATTAACAATTATAATACTTGAATCTGTTTTATTTAATACTATGAAATAATAATCTTTTTTGTTAATAAAGTTATATTCTTTATTTTTTAATTTATTGACAAGTATGTTACTCATTTTGCCATTTTCATAAGATTTATTACTATGAATATCCAATACTTCATTTGTATAAGCATATACACACATTGCTAAATTACCTGTATTATCGTTTGTTAATGTTGTTGTTGTTTTTATATTGATTGGAATCCATCCATACATATAATCATATGCTAAAATGTCATACCAATGTCTCTTGATAGGTGTCTTAATTCTTGCACCAAACTTTTCGCTAAGTAATTTGACTACTTTAACTTCATCTAAACAACTATTTATTCTACCGTCTTCATTTTGACTTGAAAATTGAAATACTTGTAGCTTTAAATAATTTTGAATTTTATACATAATTAGAGGTAAGCGTTTTAATCTAAAGCTGGTTCCTCTAAACCATGCTTGAATCTTGATTATTGCGACATTTAAATCCATTTTGTATTACTTATTCAATTTAATCACAATTTAATATCAATTTTAAATGACTATTAAATCAATCTTCTTTTATGTAACTACTATTACATAGTTTTTTTATTATTTTTTCCTCATTGTGTTCTTTAGTGTTTGCTATTGCTACTAATGTATGAGTATAATAGTTTTGTTTATATTCATTGTTTTGAAAATCTGGATTTTCTTTTGTCCATTTACTTAATGCGCAAAATTGTTTTGTTGATACATCTTTTATTGCTTTTCTGATTTTTTCTTTATTAATATCCTTTTCCCAATTGTCATCGTCTTTAATATATAGTGATTCGCGTTTT